CTTAAATAGTTTACAGTTTCTACCTGATCAGTAAGTCTTAGTACCCCTTGGTTGTTAGGGTCTGGTTCCATGATTCCAACGCTAACACTAAAGTTTGTTGGGTTGATAAGTGGCTTTGACTTTGTGAAGTTAGCAAATCCCTCAGCTGTTTCCATAAGAAAAACTTCTAGGTCTTGAGATCTAGTTGCTGGGTCCGAACTCTTCAATCTATCCATCTTTAACTTAAACTCTTCTTGGTATTCCTTAGATAGATTAAATAACTGAGAGGTACCATCGTTTAGATTCTGTCGCATTATAGTGTAATCTTTTACACTAAGGCCACCAGACTTAAGTAGTCTGTCCTGAAGTAGTCTTGCTTGCTGAGCATCACTAGCGTATGCCAACGTCCATGCATTTGCACCTATGTGCTCTCCTGTCGGAGCGTTAGCTAACTGCTCTCCATATTCTCTTGAGGCTTTATCAATAGCTGCCTTCTTCTCTTCACGAATAGAAGTCTCAGTCTTGAGCATGTCGGTAATATCCTTACCAATCTCTGCCCAGTTTACAAAACTATCAGCCTGCCTCTCAGCGTATTTATAGTATGTTGCCATTATTATTTATTGTATTTATCCTGTAAGAATTGAGCAAATGGATCATACAATGATTTACCAAACTTCTTGCCTTGAGTTGCATAGTAATCTTGGAATGTATATGGAGTCATCAATCCTTGAATAGCCTTACCTTGAGCATCTATTCCTGTCGGAGTATATCCAACCCCTGACAATTGAGAAAAGTTTCGATTTAACTTTCCAAATTCAACTAGATCATTTTGAAGTTGTTCCTGACTAAGTTGATACTTAGAAGCCAAGCCCCCAAGTTTCTCGAACTGTCTCATGCCTTGAGACTTATCAAACAATGGAGCGGCCTCATAAAGCTGTTGAGCACCACTCTGTAGTGCTTGCATACCTTGTGTTGTAAATGCAGCCGATGCTTGCTGAGCATCACGAGCTGCGAGTTGAGCTCCTTCAGCTGCTTGTAAATCAAGTCCTGCTAACGCTCCTGCAATTCTAGTGTCCTCAGCAGCAACTAGTTTGTCTAGACCCATAAGATCCTCAGCCATGCTTGCTCTTACATTCTCTTGACCCTCTAGTCCAGCAGCATAAATTTGTCCAGCAGCAGCACCAACACCACGGCCCTCGCCCTGCTGAGCAGCTCTAGTTAAATCTGCCGCTGTGCTTTTAGCTGCTCTACTAGCAGTTTCATAAACTCCAGTTTGTATTCCTAGTTGCTCATAATAATTAACATTCATTGTTCTTTTAGCCTCAGCAAGTGCTCTTGCTGCTGCATCACTAGCTTTTTTTTGTTCTCTTTGCATTTTTCTTGCATTACCAAAGGATGCTCCGGCAGTTCCCAAAGCTGTAGCTAATCCAACTCCTGCTGCTATTGTAGTAAATGGTGCCATGTTATAATACTTTTATCATTTCTCCTGTATACGAATCCCCTTTAATGTACCCAAACTTTTCGTAGGTACCTATCAGACTCTTGTGCTTTATTAAGGCATACACATATTTATGCCCTGATGTTTTACAAATGTTAGTAAGGGTGAAGATCAATAAATCTATACACTCCTTTCTGTTTGGCTTTTTCCTGTAAGTCTTACTAGATATTATCCAGTCCACCCATGCGACACTTGAATTCGTGGTGTACATGTATCCTGCACAAACTGGCTCATCTCCATCAAATACAATCAAGCCACCTGTCCCTTCTGCTGGTAAGAAATCTTTTTGAGGAGCTACCCAAGCCCAATCATTCCACCATTTTAATAGTATGTTGTCGTAATCAGATTCTGTAATTGGTCTTATTAAGATTCCCATATTGCAAATTTAAGGATAACTTTTCATTACTTCTGACTCTACTGCAAATAGCTCAACCTTAGTCGTGCTATTGTTCTCTAATGTAAATATACAATAATGTCCCAGTACTCCATGAGACTCAGCAACAGATCCTTTAATGTACATAAAGAATGGATTAACTATGCCTGGTACGCTACCGCCTGGTATTGATGCATTCACAACTATCCTATTATTGCCTGCCGGATAGTTCACAACGATGTCTGTAATTTGCCCACACAAAACTGGTGTGTTGTAGTTAGGAGGTAAGCTGTAATACAAGTAGTCTCCCACACTTACTATGCTACCAATCTCTGTTAAATCAGGAGTTATAGGAAACGATACCTGTAGAGCAGATGCAGCACCTGTCACGTTCTGACTTAAGCCAATGCCATTAACTGATCTAAGAGCATACTCTGATGGCTGCGCTGGTACCGTGCCTGCATTGCGAACAAACGCAAAGAATGATCCCTCCTTCTTCTCATACCATGCTGACTCAATAAAGCCAGAGGTTTGTATATCAGTCTCCATTAATGTAGACCAGCTATTACTCCCCTCCAAGTTCATGGTCTTGAATATTTTATTCTCAAGAGGAGACGTGTTAAATACACTTTTTATTCTAGAAGTGTACTGAACACCATAGAAGTTATTCCTGGTATCATTCACATTGTGACGAAACAAGTTTCCCCCCTTAAATGTATAGAAGTAGTTGTTCATACCGATCATGTAGTCAGGCATGAAGGAGTAGAATGAAGGCCACCCCTGTGAAGATTCGCTATATGTTAGTGTGTAGTTTGCCATAGTTTAACAAGGTCCCCCCCAAGTTGAAATTACCCCAACTCCATCGATTAATAATGTCTCTCCTGAAGCAGGAGCAGCTACAGTTTTATAGTGTGTATTGTTACCATTTAATGGTGTAGTAAGCCCTACGTTTGTGTATAGAACCTTACCTGCAAGAAACACATCATACAGTGATGGCTCTGTTCCAGTAATGTACACTGTCAAAGGTGTACCAGTACCTGCACAAGCAGCTACAGAACTACCCCATCCGTAAGTATTAGGATTTGTAGTCACGTCAAAGTATACCGTGAATGTATTAGATGTACAATTTCCAAATGCAATAATAACACCATTGGCATCCACTTGAAACCAATTGTTTGCACCAGCAGCAGTGGTCTTATAGTACCCTGCGCCAAGTTTAAACTGACCGTTAGCATCACTAAATACTAGGTCGTATAACCCAAGTACACCAGCCCCACCATTAACATAAGCAACGTAGTATGTTTGATCAATAGCGTCAGCACATGCTAATGCACTACTAGCATTAATAGTGCTAGAAGCGAATGATGGTAGAGCCGCTGGACAAGATACTGAAACACTAAATATTGTTCCAGTACATGGCCCAATAAATGTAAGATTTAAAACAGATGGAGATGCCGCTGTCTTTGGTATTACCATAACACAATTACCAGGTGCTGTGGCAGTCAACTTCATTTGCCCTGAAATTACAGACACGCTAGTCGTAGTTCCTAAAGCATCAAATGTTGTACCGTTATATTGAAACTGATTAAGTGTATACGGAGAACCGGCAACTATACCACAATCAGATCCAGTAGCTCCAATGTAAGTAGAAAGTCCTGCGCTACCCTGAAGCCATCCAAATGATGGAGATGATAGTCCATTATAAACAATACTATTATAAACAGCCTTAACTCCATCTGGAACAGATGCAGGATTAAACCTTATAATAATTGCTCCAGTATTGCTACCAAGATTTGTATTTAAGTAATATACACCCTGAGCACCATTGGCACTTATGGTTGATCCACATGGAACTGCACATGCTGGACAAATTACAGCAGGAAGTAATACTCCCCCCAGTTGTTGCCTCATGATTGCACCATCAGAATAATACCCATTAGCAGCCACTGTTGTCAGTGCTGCGTTTGAGTATACCACAGTAGCCGTGCTAAGTGATGGGGCATCTAAATAGTATGTCGATGATGTTGCCATATTAAATTATTTATGAGCAGCCGCAGCATGCATCAAGAGTAGTTAAATTAGAGTAGCAAAGAGTTATAGGTAATGAATTTCTATAATCCCAAATTAGGTAAAGATAATTTCCACTACTAGGCACAGTAAATGAACCTGAGAATAATCCTGCACTACCTGTTATTGGAGCCACTACTGTAGAGGCCGCAATCAAAGATGCAATGTTAGCTGGATTGTTTGCATACAACGTATTGCTACGCAAATATCTAAACTTATCCTGACCTAACACAAAGTCAAATGTATCAAAGTTAATCTTGTTAGATCTAATCTGTAATGTTGATCCACTAGTAGGTATACCAGCAGAGCCCTGAGCACCAGATATCAAAGCATATTGAGATACTACAGGACTTGAATCATCTGCTGCAAACGTAATAAGCGTAGACTGCAAAGGAGAAACATAAGTACCTTGAGTATATCTGTACTCATTGTGAATGAATTTACCAGCATCAATCACACTAGTCAGTGTCACGTTTACTATTGTAAGTACTTCTCGAATTGGGCAACTAGGTGTTACGGTTATTTCAAGAGGACCTGATGCAGTAATTGTTACAGTAGCTACATTGACATTGTTCTTGTCCTTATCAAACTGCAAAGATCCAGATGTGGATACAAGACCAGAGGTTACAGTATCTCCATCATAAGTTACTGATATAGTAAAGTTAGATACAGATCCAGCAGGTACACTGTAAGGAACATTAACAGGACCAACAGGACTATCTAAGTCAACACAATAGGATAGTGTATTGCCTGTAGGGATTGTAAATGTCTGAGCAATACCACACGAAAGACAATCGACTGGTCTAGGCAACTCAATAGAGTTAGTGCTTAACACGTACTCGTTTAGATACGGATCGTACCCACCTAGCTTCTGAGTGTTGAATGATTCAATAAAGTTATCTCTAAACCAAGACCTCATACCCATCTCAGAGATTACAATTAGTTGGTCTCCTTTTAAGTTTAGTACAGCACCACGCTTCACATCAGTAAAGAATCTATCAGGTCCCCATTGAACATAACTCTCTGGATGGAAACTAATTCCAAACTCTTCTGTCCTAGCAATTTGAGTTCCTAATATTTCTGGAACAGATGCAATCGCTCCTCCACCTGTAGAGTCTGATATCAAATTCTTACTAGCCAATACATAGGAGATCTTATCTTCTTGAAGAACAAGTACGTCAGTCTCACGTCCATCCAATATATAGATTGGACCAAATGCAACCTCTAGATACTTATAGTTGAACAATCCAAGATTGAACTCATTGAGTTTATTAACATTAGACTCAAAGTTATAGATACCACTATAAGTGATGTCAGCAAATCTCCTTGTCCTTTTATAGTCCTGAGCAGCTACTGCCGTAACTCTGTTACCAAATGCTAGTGGTCTACCAACAATTGAATCCAATATCTTATAACTCTCTGCTCCATTTCCAAAAGAAAAGCAGTTAAAGAAATTAGTATCAACAATGGCTGGTAGCGAAGCTGTCTGAGTTTGGACATTACCTGTATGGTATCCATTTACAATTGGCAATGACAATTCATTTTCAAAGAATATATCAGGCAATGCAGGTGATGGCTCTGTCTCAAATATTAAAACATTAGTAGCTCTAAATACCTCAAAGTTTACGCTAACGACAGATTTTCTTTTATCATTAGCTCCACAGCTTCTGGTTCCACTTACAATAAGTATAAGCTTATTTCTATTTGGACCTGCTACATCTGGGTATCTATAGAATCTATATTTGTTTACACATAGTTCAGGATCAACATCAGTACTATTTGCCGCTAATTGATCATCATACTCATTATCAATATCACAACCTCCCTCACCTATATCTCTAACTCCTTGATTTAATACTACTTGAACATTGTCTCCATTAAACCAGTCGACCATGTTAGCATAGTCAGCAGATGCAACCATTGTTTTTTCAAGGGTATAAATCCTTGCTTCACATGATCCATTTCCTTTTCTTGTACCATCTCTTTCGAACTTAAAGTTCATTTTTATAATACTACCAGCAGGGATGTCATAGTCCTCCCATCGAGCACCAGTCTCATCATACCTGTTCATCGGGTAGTTTAATATAGGATAGTCTCCTGCATTTCTTTCAGAAACAGTTACATTACCTGGAGAAATAATTGCAAGCTCATCCTTAACAACGGTAAAGTTGTTTGGATTAATCTTGATATATAATCCAGAGGGAACAAATATATTTTCACCAGGATTTTCCTCACTTGGTATTTCAATAAATCCTTCAGCCTTAGCTTCCTTCTCAAGGATAGTAGTATAGACACATCTATTAGTAGGCCCGTTTGTATCAGCCTTTACAATTAATCTATCTCCCTGGTTTACCTTCCTGGCATTCTCACCCTCAAGCAATAAGTATGCGTTATTTGTTAGCGGATCATTAAAGAATATACTGCTGTATATCGTTTCATAATTCTCTTCATCAGGCTTGATGACAAACTTATATCTTGTTGCCCAATACGGAGCTCTCTGTGTCGGTGGTATAGTAACCTGTATAGAGTTCTTATTATCAGATGCTGAACATGGTACATGAATAGTATTGTTAGGACTAACTAAAGCAGTTGTTGATCTATTAAAGTCATCCATGTACACAATACCAATCTCATATCCTCTGTTGCTATGCAAACTTCTTGGAGAGTTTATCTTCTGGTAGAATGCTTCAACAAAACTGTAAGAGTAATACTCATATACGTTTACAGTTGGAGTAGTTGTGTTGTTAACATATCTCATTGTAAGCAACTGTATGCCTATGTATGAGCTGCTAGGTGATGTGATAATCCCTAGTCCTTGACTAGCAGATCCGATACCACTTTGGTATTTAATCAATGCATCCAAGTTTTGTGGTAATGCACAATTAAACTGGTCTGTAAATGTGGTGCCATCGCATGAATCAACTACAGGCTCAATATTAGTAGAAGTACCAATAGCTTCTTGAAACTCTGCACTACTAGCTAGTTCATATACTGATCCATAAGACTTAGGTAATACAAATGAAAAACTAAGGAATACATTTTCAGTAGTTTCTGTAGGGAATGGAGTAGTTCCGGCAAATTGCTCATGATCCAATCTCATGTCAACGGTAATAGAAGCCCCTTCAACAAGATCAAATGAAGAAAGGTCTAATGATACCACTGAGTTAGGTATCGTCTGAGGAGATCCAAAATTATACGTACCTGAACTTAAAGTATTAATGATCTCAGTGTTGTCTATCTCTTCAGATATTAACGCAGTAGAGTACTCTAAAACTATTGGGTTAGCATTAATGTCCAACATGTCATATCCTTCGACATAGTTACCGTACATCAATCTGTTGCCCATAATTGTTTGTGCTTTTGCTAACAAAGGCACATTATCATAGAGTCTAAACAGCTCACGCTCATCTAGCGTAGTAAATATTTTACTGTTAGTAAATGTATATTGACGATTAGAATTATCCGTTAAACCTAGGTCAGCCTTGTTAAGCTTCTCAATTACGTTAATTGTGTTGTTGTCAATCTCCTTAAACAATAGGTCTATACTTTTTACTAGCGGACCTCCTGTGTTATAAGTTATTCTAGCACCATTAAACTGGTTCTGCATACCCTCATTTAGGTAGCTGTTAATGCTGAAGTCAAAAGGATTAGGTTGAAATGCAGGTGCCGACCACTGAGATGTAGCAGAGTACTGATCATCATCGTACTGATATCTATACGCAAAACAAATATATCTATTCTGCAAATAGTTTTCTTCCTGACCAGTTTTTATAAGTTCAACACCAGGCGATTGCAATGGTGGCTTCTTAATAACAAGCAAAGACTCAGCACTAAACTGATCGATGTTTGAGACTGGGTCTGGATAATTCTTAAATCTATTTATAACCCTAGGAGGATTATAATCATCTGTAAAGAATATTAAATCATCTATAATATCTACCCCAGTAATAAGATGGTTAGGGTTAAAGTTGAGCGTGGTGTTGTCACCAGTACCATCATTGATACTAATCAAGTGGTAAGTCAATATGTTATTGTACACATTGAATGACACAATCATATCCAACTTCCCGGTTGCACCAACAGGAAAATTAGAGTCATGAATAAACCAGTATATGGTCTCATTTGTACTATCAGAAATAGTACCTATGCACCTTGCTGAAGAACTAAGAGCCGTTCCATTGATATACTTAATTGTAGTTAGCCTGGTGTTACCCTTAGTATTCTCAATAACACCAATCTCAGATCTTTCTGTAGATCCCATTCTAACATTTAGGGCATCAACATATTGTCCATCAGGAATAAGTCGTTCATCAACGACCTTATTCATTTTACCAGCTGTGAAATTCCTTGTAAAATTCGCCATATTATTTTAGCCACTTGTCCAAGCCACGAAGGTTCATTAATAATCTGCCCGGATGAATATTACTTAATCTGATTTTCGAATTCCTCATCAGAGATGTCTTCTCTTTTTTAGCACGAGCTACAATGTATTCTTGAACACCAAGCTTTGTACTTAGAATTTCGTACATAATGTACGCATAAATAAACTTTTCAAATAATTTATTTACACTTATTAATGAATCATTCCCATTCTCCATACCATCAGAGATGTACTCTAATATTACAGACTGACCATACATGTCTGAGTTAAAGTTAATTACACCACTCTTTGCATCCACATTAAATGTAGGATTAAAGTTAGCAGTCTCAGTATTTAAACCATATCTAGTACCAATGCTGTAATCAAAATACCAGTTACCATCTAGGTTCCATCCCTCCTGACCATCGTATGGACTCTGTGGATTTAAGTAAATGGTTTTCTTTACACCCTCTAATCTCTGCAAATCAATCTGAGAGTACTCAGGAGACAATGCATTACCTTGATTATCAAATAGGATCTTACCAGTATTATCCTGCAAGTATGCCTTAGCAGAAAGAACCTGAATGTTTTCAGTCAAAGGTCTTAGATATCCATCCTTGTATAGGTTTACCCTAACCCAGTTTACATAGTCTGATGGGAGAATATACTTAAGTGTATCATCTACAGTTAGTTCAAGAACTTTTATTTGCTTAAACGCATCATAGTTTAATTCTTGTATTGCTCTCTTGGCATGAAACAGAATTTTATATCGCTCCTCATTATTTACTAATGAATGGTTTCCAGAGTACATCAACAAAAAGTTGTTGACAATATCTTGTAGACTAACATACTGATATGATCCCCAGTTTGCATCTCTAGGAGCTACTCCATTATTTTCGTAATACTTCTCTTCAGTGATGTATGCCATGATTATTGTGATTGTTTTTGTTCTTCAATACCACCAAACTGAGCAGCTTCAATTTCACGTATAGACATACCTGCATACTGAAGAATCTTTGACACTAACTTTATTTCATCCTCGATAGGCAACTCAAAATCTTGGTATCCTAAACCAGGAGCTTGATTAAATACTGGCTCACCATTAGTAAGTGTAGTAAATGTCCACTTAGGGTCCTTAGGATATCTAAAGTAATTGGCATCTACCTCATTAGGAAGATTAATCGTTGATGGGTATACTGTTAGTATGCTACCCTCCTGCGTATACGCTGGGAAGTTTTCAGTAGGAGCAGTCAAGTTAGAGTTTACTAGCATGGTAATCTTTCCATGAGTAACCTTCTCTGCCTCTGCTTTGAATACCCTAGTAGCACCTGAAGCATCGTAGCACAAAACCTTGTTGAGCATAAAGTAATCAAACCCAGTGGTAGTTACCGATGGTAGGTAGTATCTATTCGAAGCCGCAGTTACCTGAGTAAGCGTTGATGTAACTGCAAATAGTTCTATTGCTTCCTCTAAAGCCTTCTTCTGATCAGCGTAATCTGTTCCAGCGACACGAGCATTCTCCTTGTTAACTAAGTCATTATACCCAGAGAAGTACTCTTCAAATATCTCTAGCTGTGCCTGCTTGGCAAACAGGTTGAAGTCAGAGGGAGAGATGTATCCGTAGTTATTCTTGTTCAGAATTGCCAATACGGTATTTCGAACTGAGTTGATCATTCTAGTCTTTTTACAAATATAAACAAAAAAAAAGAGGGTGTTATTACACCCCCATTTTTAACCATCAAACTATAAACTATGTTACAAATCTAAATTATTTTCTAGCATTTTCAAAGCATCGATGCCATCATCTGTTTTTAAATATTGAGCTACCTCAAAGTATGGGTCATCACCATAAGATACAGTAAGCATCTTCTTCTTTACTGATGGGGTATTAAACCAGACTTCCTTGTTGTTGTTTCTAAATGTAAGGAGTTTGTTCTCAAAGAACACATGGATATTTGACTGAAGCTTTAACATCGGGTCTTGTATGATACTCAAGAATCCTCTTGGATCTCTCTTCGCGTAAATTAAGATATCACGCTTAAGCTCAGATGTTGTAAACTTGTTTGGATCTCTATTAAACAATACCCTAGAGATTGTCTCAAGCTGATCAACGCTAAGTTGACGTGCTTCAATCAATGCATCTACTTCATAAGTAAGTTGTTCTACTTCTTTAGCTGCATCTTTCTCATAATCAACCTGCATAAATGAGATGCCATTTAGTGGGTGATAGTGAAGGAACTGCTGTAGTACTGGATTGTTTTTTGGTACTGAGAGAAAGCCATTTTCAAATACGATTGGCTCTAAGATTGCGTTGCCATCTTGCTCATCCTCAAAAGGTGACTTCTGATTGATGGCATATCTTAGTGGTCTGTTTACATTGTTGTCTTCATCAAAGTAAAGTAGGGGATACCTTTTAGTATTTCTTGATGGCAATGTGAAAGATAAAGGAGCAGACTCTCCTTTTAATTTGTATACCTTGTCGGTATTAACTGCATTTTTTTTCATTGGATTAAATTTAAAGATTTAAAATAGAGGGAGTCAAAACGACCCCCTCAGTTAATTAATAATTTCAATAAGCAGGGCAAGTTTTACCTCCACCTCTTCTGCCTCCTTTGTTTCCTTTAAAGGTCGCTCTTTTCTGTACTGATGGTCTTAAATTATATCCTACTTGACCAACAGCATAAGAAATACTGTTTTTAGCATCTGAAAGTGCTTGTCCTACTGCACTTTTTCTAGGAGCTCCTGTTGCTAAATTATATCCTCTTTTAGGAGCTTTTTTAGCTGGAGTTACAGGCTTTGGGCCAATAATTCCTTGCTGAGCAGTAAAGCTTGCAGATGCAGGACCTTTACCAGTTGTATACTTCTTAGTTGGTTCCTTAATAGCCTTCTCATTTCTGATTAGTCCCATTGCATAACCTGGGGCAGCTACTGTTCTTCCAACTCCTCCTCCAACTTTTGATTTTGGTTGGTTCTTTTTCTTAGGCCCTGGGCCTTTTCCTATAATAGCCATTGTCTTATTTATTTAAAGATTAAAGGAGAGGCCAATTAGCCCCTCCTATTATTTTAAATTAGGCTCCGTATCTGAACAATACGAAGTTGTTTGCACCCAAGGTACATACACAACGCTCGGACAAGAAGTTGACCTCCATTGCATCGAGATCGCTAGTCTGTGCACCACCGGCAGAACCAGTGATCCAAGTCTTATATCTACGATCTTCAGTCTCAGAAGCTCTGTAACGAACGTGCAAGAATGGACGCTTAGCGTTCTTACCCATAATCTGATCGTACACAGTGGTAGAACCAGCAGGTACCAATAGACCAGTTACAGTACCAGTTGCAGATGAACTAGTAGGCAAACCACCACGCATGGTAGGATCGTTCAAATACTTCCAGTCAGACTTGTAGAAGTCATAACCTCTACGGAATCCAGAGAATCCAAGATTCAAAGCCATCTTCTCATCGTTGTCAAATAGACCATAAGAAGTACCTCCAGCTCCGTAGCTGTTCTGAGAAGCCAACATATCATCGATGTCAAAGCTGAATGCTCTGTTAACGAAGATTACGTTCTCTTCGATAGATCCCTGCTTGTCAAGACGAGAGATGATGCTATCAAAGTCAGATAGAGTAGTTGGGTTACCACCACCCCATACGTTACCACGGTTGTTAACCACGTAGAAGATACCCTCAGAACCTTTGTTACCATACAATGGGTTCAAAGAAGCGTTAGCCACACCAGAACCAGTCTCAGCAGGAACTGCTTCAATCATTGCAGTCTCAAGGTAGTCTTCGAAACGTAGACGAGTCTCGTGCTCAGACTTCAAATACCAAAGGTATCCAGTTGCACCATTCTCGGTAGTTACTTCTACCCATCCAATCTGAGCCATGTCAGAACCAGATACAGCATACTTGTCTTTGATGATGATTGGAGAGTTGTCGAAGATTTCGTCTTCAGCTTCCAAAGAACCAATCATACCAACAGTTCCTTTCTTAAATTCAGAACCATAAATCCATACTGAAAGTACAGCAGTTCCAGAGAAAGTCTGTCCAGCACCTTCGTAGTAAGCAACATCGAAAGTATCAGCAGATGTGTTAACAGCGGTAACGATACCCTTGTTAGAAAGACCTGTAGCATTATCAGAGATAAATACAGTCTGTCCAGCACGGATTGCAATAGCGGTTACGTTAGCATCATTAACAGTAATAGTTGCAGAATCTGCTGCTGCATTAGCAGAAGAATCACAGTTCACATACTTAGTATGCAAACGACCTTGCTCAGCCCACTTGATCATATCAGAGTTGGACGGCATTTCAGCTCCTACCATTCTAAGGAAAGAAGCTACAGTACGATTACCATAACGCTCGAATTCTTTCTCGTAGGTATCAGGTAGATACTGGTTCAAGAAGTCAAAGTTGGTAATGTAGTTAGTTGATAAAGGCACCTGCTCAGCACTTGGCTGTAACTGGAAACCTGGGGTATTTAATACTGCCATTGTTTTGTTTTGTTTTTAGTTGTTATATTTTTTTAATGCTGCGGATTTTTAGACCCCTTCCGGAATCTGGCGCAACCGCCTTCACCTGCATTCCTCCCTTATTAACAACCTCAGGAGCTCTACGCTCAGACATATTTATATTTTTGGTCTTACGTAAAACATCATCGGTAGCATCCGCTTGTCCTTGCTCATAAAAGAACTTGGCAAACTTTTCAGGATTCATTGCGATAGACAAAGACTTATGGTATCCAGCAGCATCCTTAATTAGCCCACTCTCATCCAAGTACTTATTGATAAAGTTCATTGGACTTGACTGCATGCTTCTTAATTCAGAACCAGATGCCGGAGCAAACAAAATCTTCTTATCGTTAATGTCGAACTCAAATCCTTTGAAGTCTTTACTAAAGATCTCATCTGTCTTTTGGTCGAACCACTTACGCTTCCGATTACTTTCCTCCTCTATACTCTTTGACTGTTTTGTATATTGACGATAAGCCTCAAATTCTTCTTTCTCTTCTTGAGATAGACCCATACCACTTGACTCAAGTGGGAGTTTATATTTCTCTTTCTGAGAGTTGAAGTATTCTTTGGCTTCAGCAATAGCTTTTTTTCTTGCAATCTTTACACGCTTAACTCTAGAATCCTCATCAATGTCTTCATCGTAGGTGTACTCCTCCATTAAAACATTAATGTCCTCATCATCTAAATCTTTCTGTGTATCTGCAAGGTACTCTCTAAGAAGTTGATTCTGGTCCATTGCATTGTAATCTTTCCTAAGCTTTAGGAAATCATCAAAGCCTCTACCAGTATCCTTCTTATAATTTAAATAAGCTGCAACATCCTCAGGTAATTCTTCATTAACCTGTCTCTGCTCCATCAAATCATCAAATGAATTGATTTGCTTATTATATCTTTTTCCAATATATGAAAGAACTTTTTCTTCAGACAGTTCCTCTTCTTCAGGCTGACTGTCCTGAGTTGCATTGTCAATAACAGAAGTATCCAACCCAACTTGTACTTCACTGTTGATTTCCTTTTCATGTTTTTCAAGTAGTTCTCTTTCCACTTCTTGTACACTCTTTGGCTCAACTGCATCTAGTGATCTTACTTTGATTTCCATTTAATTAAATTTTATGTTACAAATATATATTTTTTTTTAACGTGGCTCAAACTCTGCCATGTCGAACCCATCGAGCGTATCCTCATTGGATTCAAAGTTTAACGGAGGTAAGTTATTCTTCCTCTGATTAATTAACTTAGACTGTTCAGTATTCTGCTGACTAATTCTTTTAGCCTTAGAATCTTCCTTCATCATATCTCTATCAGCAAGTGCTGTTTCCTTGATACCAGCAATACGCATCTGATAATTAAACTCTTCAGCCATCAACATTCTCTTAAGCTCAGCCTCTGCTTTTAGTTTCTCAATATCAAAAGCTACCTCTGCTTGTTTAAACTGCATCTTGGCTTGAGCCTCTAATTGTATCTGTTGCATAGCATTTTGAGCAGCCATCTCTTGAGATTGCATTTGTTGCTGAGCCATCATTGCCTGCTGTTGCATAGTCATCTTTTCTTGATACTCCTGCTTCTTTATTCTCTTTAGCTTTAGCAGTTGATTGGCAAGCTTTATATTTTTAATCTCTCTAATGTCAATAGCATCTTCAAGATTAATATCTCCCTTAGACAATGCCATCTGAATGTTTGCCTCAAGTTGAGCCTTCTGTTCTTCATCAGGAGAAATCTCAATAAAGATACCAAAGTCATAAATGTATAGATCCTTAATCTCATTAAGTATAGATACATTGTACTTACCAATCTTGTTAGCAAAGTCATCCTTAAAGTCAGAGTACTGTAGAATATCAGCTACACGATAAGTAAGGGCTTCAGCAAGCGATCTATAAATAAACAACCCACTCTCAAGTATATGTCTAGTTGCGGTATTAGAGTTAAGAGCTGCAAGCTTTTGTACCCCTACTAATGCATTAGGATCAGGAGTAGACCCATCTCTAGCCTCATTAAGACCAGTGACAGAACGAATCATATCAAGGTAGTGATTGTAGTTAGCAATCAACATCTGAGTCTTAGCAGCACCTGAGTTAGATGTAAGCTGCTGAATAGGAACTCTTCCATGATTGTAGTCTCCATCCTGAGTATAGCTTCTACCAATAACACTACCTGTCTGGAAGTATAGCCTCAAAGCATCCTCTGGATTGTAAGCCGCACCTGTACCCAAGTCAACCTCATTCAATCCATCTGCATCAATGAATACACCATCAGGTACTGTACGTGCAATAACCTGTTGTAGCTTCAAGTGAGTCAACTGAATCAAGTCAGCAAAAGGTATCATCCTTCTAACTAAAGACTCAATAGCACCTTTGTACATACGTGGAGCACAGGCAACATAGTTTGGTATAGCATGCTGAGAAGCTGACTTTGGTCTAACCATGTTCTCAGACATCTCCCACTTCAGCAAGAAGTTGGTACCCATCACCATCACACCATCATACCATACATCAATGGTCTTCTCGATTTTCTCAAACCGACCTTCCTCCATCATCTCTACAGGAGGATTGAACTTGTCATCCTTTTCTATAACACGAGTTCCTCCACCTTCAAGAATCTTTTTCTTGTATACAATCTTCTTGGTGGTCTTATAGTTAAAGTAAAGCAGAGTACAGGTATCACGATAGAACAAACTGTTCTCATAGAACCTTGCTACATTGTAATAGTCATACCAACTCTGAGAGTATTTGGATATCTCATCCATCTGCTCACGTGTAAGAGTTGGATCAATCTTTAAAAGTTCTGTCATTGGAAGAGTCTTTATCTCTCCCCAATAAAAGCAGTCTTGAAAAAATGGATCTTCAGTATAGCTATATACAACATTAGCTGGGTCAACATAGGACACCTCAACACCAGCCCCAGGTAGGAACTGATGTTTTGCCATACCAATCCCAAGTACTGCAAGATCATAATCAATTCTCTTGCGTGTATCCTGATAATGGTTCTCATCAAAAATTGTATTGATGGCCTCCTCTTCAGCTATCTCAATTGCTGGCTTATACTTAAGCTGCATGTATAGTGATAGCTCTTCATCGGTCTGAGGCAACTCATCAGGGTTCATTATAAAAGGATCAACACCTGTCTGTTCCTGTATTGTAGTCAGTACGTCTTTTGCAACCATCTGACCCTCAATCATATCCTGATATTTACTTCTCTTGGCTTGAGACATAGCATCCTGTGCGTATGCCTTAACCTTAAATAGTCTGTCATTCATGCCGTTAACGACAATGTCTACAAACTTTGGAAGAATAGGTACAGGAGTCCAGTCAAGATTTAGATAAGATAAGTCCCCATCTATTGCTAACTCATTCTTATATTTCTGAATAGACTGTTCACCACGTGCGTATAAACGCAAGCGATTAAACTCAGACCATTGATTGTAATATCTACATTGACTACCATCTTTTCTAAACCACTCATACTGAATGGCTTGACCTACCTGAAGACCAAACTCAGGTGTAGCTTTCTCCGAATCAGAAACAAACTGGCTTGGAAATGCTGTTGAAGATATATTGACTACGACATCTTTCATCTAATAATTTGACTTTGATTTCCGGTGTTAGCGTACTTCGCGAAATTAACACTAATTTTCGACTCTTTTTTATCTGGTAAATATACGTGTTTTTGATTTGCCATTATAGCTAATCCAGAACTGATTGATGCATCGTGCTTTGTTCGATCATTAATATCAAACTTAGCCCAGTCCTCAAGCGTTCTAATGAATGGCATTGTTCCTATCTCATCGGCTGGTCGGTAGGTTGATGTCATATCAAACCCAATAAACTTTTCGATGTACGACTCAATAGCTGATGCGTGTGCCTGCTTAACTTCTTCACTTGAGTTAGGTATACCACCTAGCTCACGCTCTGTCTTGCTAAGTTTATTCAACACCCTGTCAGGTCTGTTTAATGAAAATGCTCTATACCCTCTGTTCTTAAAGTGGTATAGTATACGTGCCTTGTTATTCTCTGCAAGCATTGGCATGCCATAGAACACACAAGCCATCAACACATCCTCGAAGAATATCTCAGCAGTCTGTGGTCTAGCAATGTACTCTAAGAAGAACTGGTTGGCAGGAGCATCGTCCATGTGGTACTTAGTCATACCATGCAATGCACCATTAGATCCTCTTCCACCTACTACGGCAGAGATATCGTATGGGTCACATCCAAATGAGCCAAGATGTTCGTTGCCTGGATACTTTATCCCATTCCTATTTATTACATTGTTCTGCATATTGGTAGGAGGTACCCAGCTAATTAAGAACCTACCACGCTGATCAGGTGTCCATATAACCTTGCTATCTTTCTCTCCATCTTTCCAATGAAAAGTTCCACGTGTAACTAACTGACCCTCAATCATTGAGTCATTGTAGTCTATCTGCTGATAAATCTTAGTCAAGTTAAAGATAGATGACTTACTCTCATCACGGAAAGCGTGGCTCTCCGTTCGAGGAAACTGTCGATAGAACTCATTGAGTGCATCGGCATCATTCTTTAATGAGTCTACCTCAGCCTCCCAGTAGTCTATAGCACCATTTCGTATCATCTGGTTGTCAACACCAAGTATAGGAGCAGAAGGCTTTCTAAGTACAGGCATGCCATACCTATCAATGAATCCCTCCATGTTCCACTCCATTGGTATAAACAATGAGTATAGACCGCTCTTAGTCTGTCCATTTGCATTTCTATTTAAAACATTTGAGTCCTCGTATAGCTTCTTGTAGTTGTCCCCACCTTTACTCAATGCATTAGATGTAGATCCCATCATGCACTTACCAATAATCTTGCTACCAACTCTAAGACAGGTCTTAGTTACTCGCCAGTTGTTCAGAATATTATTTGGCTTAGTCCACTTAGCACTCTCATCATGTGCCAAGAATAGTAGCTTCTCACCATCATAAGAGTTCTCCTCAGTGTTCTTCCAGTCAATGGTAGTATCAAGACCAATCACCTCACTGTCAGAAGCATTGGCCATGTTCTTCTTTGTAATCTTAGATGCAGGGACCCGGTATGCAAGCTCAGTCTTTGGCTTGTCCATACCATCCATGATAGGTCTAAAGAAGAATGGTAGCCTACTATTTATTGGTACCACCTTGTCAGTGAACATCTTCTTAGCATCAGCACCTGTCTTAGATAGGATACCAACACGAGAGTCACGAGCAAGAGTGGCTATGTTCACGCACTCAGATGATGACATGAAGGAGAATCCTGATCGTCTAATCTTTAGGTATATCATACCAAATGCTCTAGAGTCTGCTCTACATGCTTCCCAGAATATAAAGAATATTCGGTTAGCCTCACGGTAGTCTGCGTATCCTACGTCAATGCTGGACCACTGCAAGTACATGTAGTGAGATCCTGTGATATATGTTGGCTCACCATTGTTCATGAACCACATACCTTCCTCACGTCTATCAAACTCTCCCTCAATGTAGTCTACCCACCTGTCCTTAAACTCAGCAGGCATCTCGTTCCAGTGAAATATTGACTGTATCTTTGACAGTTCCTTTGGTAGTTCTTGTCTCTCCCAGTACTGATCCCTGACGTTATTACTTCTTGAGAAACAATCTTTGGGTGCCTTAGGTAAGGCAACATGTAGCCCAGAGATATTTATGATATCACCTATCTCTCCAGTCCTAGATATAATGACCATGTCATACTGCTCATTGTAGCCGTACATCCATGTCCTTCCGCTGTTCTTTTTATTTAAAGCGTTCTGAGGGACGTAGTCCTTAACGATTCGATATAGACCTTCGCTCTGCAAATCCTTGTTTGGTTTCTGTTCTGTTCACTCCCTTATCCAACATCTCAAGAGCTTCACGCTCAGCCTCTATTCTGTTGAGAATCTCAAACGCATCAAAGATGGCTAACTTCTTTGTAGCTGCGGCATTCTTTAATCTGTCAGCAGATAACTCATCGTCATCCTCATGCTTTATAATTGCTTCCTTAGCCACCTTAATAAGTTGCTCTACAGCCTGGTGTCCTGCTTCGATTATCTTTAACTTAATTTCTTTTGGATCTCTCATTACTTTCTCTTTAAGAATATAACTTGAATTAATCTAGAAGATTGACCTTCACCAAAGTTTTCAAATATGTTCCTACTGTGCTTCATTTTTGAGGTAAAACAAAGCATACGATTGTATTTAGAATAAACCACACAAGATGGTTTCTCATCAGAGTCATACATAGTAGTTCCATCATTTTCTGGATGGACTTTACTAAGATAAAGGATTACAGTTAAGTCACCCATCATCTCATCAGAGTGAATGTAGTTAGGTTCTTCTTGACCATAAGGAGACATACGTACAAAGTTGTATGCAATATCAAACTTAGCCCCAAAGTATTCCATCACTACTTTAGAAAACTCATCCTCTTCCCTTGGCTGAATGTTCTTGAATGTCTTATCACCATCTGGCACATCAATAAATTCATTAGAATAAATTTCTTTAACGTACTTATCTGGATTCGATAAAACATTGTCTTTAGTAAACAAGTAGTTCATATCTTGATAGTTATCTGATGGTCAAAAATTCTATATAGTTTTTCTCCATCCACATCAAACTCATACTCACTATCTGGCTTGAAGCATACCTTGTCACCTGCACGAATACCTTGAGATAGGAGATAGGCATTAGGGTACACCATCTCACCCATGAGGGGCTCGTGAGTGAATGGCTTCTTAATGTACGACTCAATTACTGGAATAGGTTTAACAAAGCAGTAGCGGTCATAGGTGTACCACCTGCCTTCACGCTTGTACATGAAAAACTGGTCAGGCTCTATGAAGAACTTATCGTCTCTAAAAAATGACCGACCACTCTTACGTCTACCTCTAATGTCATTGTAGAACTTAAATGCATTGTGGTGTACCAATAGTGTATCACCCTGCTGCACAGGACCATCGTATCCATAGGGCACCTCAATCACCTCAGCATATCTGTTGGAGAACTTGTGGTCCTCCTCTGATGTGTTGACAATGAACTCAATGCCACCAATATCCTTGGTGTTGTTGTATCGCTCACCATTTATTGGCTTCACGATAAAATCAAATGGGGACTGCATTAGTAGTTTATATTGTATTCAATTGCAACAGGCATAGTGTAGTTGAACTCCTTCCAGAGAACTACCTCCTGCTT